CCTTTTGATTGGGTCGTAACAATTGTAGATCCCGTAGAATCATTGGTGAAAATGTATGAACCTCTGAATCAAACCGAAGGTGAGGAATGAAATGGAAGCAACAATTAAGTGTTTGATTCTTAGAGAAAATTGTGCTATTGTATCTCAGGTTGAAGAAGTTGATGTTGAACTTGGTGAACCTAATTGTAAACTGATAAAACCATGTGAAGTCCATAAAAATGGAGATAGTATTTACTTAACACCATGGTTATCAGAATATACATCTCAAGACACTATGTTGATTAGTTCTGATAGTGTTTTAACAATTATTGATCCCAACAAAGACATTTTAACAAAATATATTGATATTATTTCCTAATGCGTTTTTATACTAATGTTCAAATGGTCGGAGATCACTTCTTGGTCCGAGGTTATGAAAATGGAAAACATTTTGCAACCCGAGAGAAGTTTTTTCCGACTCTTTTTGTGCCTTCCAATAAGCAAACAGAATATACAACTTTGAATGGTGAGTACGTTGATCCAATTAATCCTGGAACTGTAAGAGAGACTCGTGAATTCATTAAAAAATATGATGGGGTTGAAAATTTTAAAGTTTATGGAAATACAGGATACATTTATCAGTACATTTCTGAAATGTATCCAGAAGATGAAATTAAATTTGATATTAGTAAAATTAAAGTAGTAACCCTCGACATTGAGGTTGCATCAGAGAATGGATTCCCTGATGTGGAATCTGCTGCTGAAGAGGTGTTGTTGATTACAATTCAGGATTATGCTACGAAGCAGATCAGAACCTGGGGTCTTGGACCTTTTAATAATAAGCAACAAAATGTTACTTACAAAGGATTTAGAACTGAATATGAATTGCTGAATGACTTTATCAATTGGTGGATGATTGAGGGAAATACTCCCGAAGTTATTACTGGGTGGAATAGTAAACTTTATGATATTCCATATCTTGTTCGTAGAATTGAACGCATTCTTGGCGAGAAACTTATGAAAAGAATTTCTCCATGGGGATTGATTACAGAGCAGGAGGTTTATATTTCTGGTCGTAAAAATATTTCATACGATGTTGGTGGAGTTTCTCAACTCGACTATTTGGATCTTTATAAGAAGTTTACTTATAAAGCGCAGGAATCTTATCGTTTGGACTACATTGCGAGTGTAGAACTTGGACAGAAAAAACTGGATCACTCCGAGTTTGATACATTTAAAGATTTTTATACAAAGGGGTGGCAAAAATTTGTAGAGTACAATATCATTGACGTGGAACTTGTTGACCGCATGGAAGACAAAATGAAACTCATTGATTTGGCATTAACTCTTGCATATGACGCAAAAGCTAATTATGAAGATGTGTTTTCACAAGTGCGAATGTGGGATACTATCATTTATAACTATTTAAAGGATAGAAAAATTGCTATCCCACCAAAAGTACGTTCTGATAAAGACTCCAAATATGCGGGAGCGTATGTCAAGGAACCGATTCCAGGAAAGTATGATTGGGTTGTTAGTTTTGACCTTAACAGCCTGTATCCTCATCTCATTATGCAGTACAACATCTCGCCAGAGACTTTACAGGATATCAGACATCCAAGTGCTACCGTTGATAAGATACTTAATGAAGAACTGACTTTTGAGATGTATAAGGACAACGCGGTATGTGCCAATGGTGCCATGTATCGGAAGGATGTTCGTGGATTTCTGCCAGAACTGATGGAAAAGATTTATAAAGATAGAACTATCTTTAAAAAGAAAATGCTTCAGGCAAAGCAAGATTATGAAAAAAATCCATCTAAAGCACTCGAAAAAGAAATTTCTCGATGCAATAATATCCAGATGGCGCGTAAGATTCAACTGAACTCTGCCTATGGTGCTATTGGTAATCAGTATTTTCGATATTTTAAACTTGCTAATGCTGAAGCAATTACTCTTTCTGGGCAGGTTTCAATCCGCTGGATTGAGAACAGGATGAATGGATATCTAAATAAGATTTTGCAAACGGATGGTGAGGATTATGTCATTGCATCTGACACCGATTCAATCTATCTTAATATGGGACCTCTTGTTGATAAATTTCTTAGTAACAAGTCTGGTGATAAAACAGCAGTTGTTTCGCTACTTGATAAGATCTGTCAAGATAAGTTGGAACCATTCATCGAACAATCTTATCAGGAACTTGCGAATTATGTTCAGGCATATGAACAAAAAATGATCATGAAGCGTGAGAACATCGCAGAACGTGGTATCTGGACTGCTAAGAAGCGATACATTCTGAACGTATGGAATAGTGAGGGAGTTCAATATAATGAACCCAAACTCAAGATGATGGGTATTGAGGCAGTTAAATCATCTACTCCTGCACCATGTCGGAAGATGATTAAAGATGGACTCAAGTTGATGATGAATGGAACTGAAGATGACGTAATTAATTTTATTGATAAGTGTCGTCAAGAATTTAAAGAACTTCCACCAGAATCTATCGCTTTTCCAAGAACAGCTTCTGATATTCGTAAATACCATTCATCTTCTGATATCTATATAAAGGGTACTCCCATTCATTGTCGCGGAGCTTTATTGTTTAATCATTATATTAAGCAAAATAAGTTGGATAAAAAGTATTCATTAATTAACAATGGTGAGAAAATTAAATTTATCTATTTAAAAAAACCAAATATTATACAAGAGAATATTATCTCTTTTATTCAAGATTTTCCTAAAGAGCTTAATCTTGAACAATATATTGATTATGATCTACAATTTGAAAAAAGTTTTGTAGAACCACTTAAGGCAATACTTGATGCTATTGGGTGGAATATTGAGAAAAAAATTAACTTGGAGGAATTTTTCTTATGAATGATAAGTATGTAATTGATGATGGAGAATCAAAACAAGATAAATGGAATAGAGGACTTGATATTTTCATTGAATCGGTTCATAAACCAGATTCTGCACTTAGACAGTGTGCTCACAATCAAAGATGTTATCATGAGTTGATGGATGTTCGTAAAAATGTGCTAGAATACCTTAAGACCTTACGTTGGGAATAAATGGAACTTCCTATTACTGATAAAGAACTTGCTACGATCGTGAATGCTCTCCGTCTAGGTGGAGATACATCACTATATCAAAAGTTAAAGATTGTGAAAGAGATCCGTGAAGAAAACCCTGGTGGATCTTATAAAAAAATTCTAAGGGAGCAGTATGGCATGGTCGTCTAAAAAGAATCATTATTGGACTCCTAATGATTTGTCAGATAGTGAGTTGCAATGTTTGATGGACTCATTAAAAAGGAATGGTGATGAAACAAAACTTTATTGGAAGTTTTGGTGTTGGAAAATGAACTACAGAAACAAAGATTATGGACTTTCTTAAAGATATTGTAAAAGAAATTGGAGATGAGTATACAAAACTCGCATCAGATATTGATGAAACTGAAACTTATGTTGACACAGGTTCTTACATTTTTAATGGACTTGTTTCAGGGTCTATATTTGGTGGTGTATCTGGGAATAAGATTACTGCCATTGCTGGCGAGTCTAGCACTGGAAAAACTTTTTTCTCCCTTGCTGTCGTCAAGAACTTTTTGGATTCTAACCCTGATGGGTATTGCCTATATTTTGACACTGAAGCCGCTGTTAATAAGTCTCTACTCGCAAGTCGTGGGGTAGATCTTGAGAGGACTGTTGTTGTTAATGTTGTGACTGTTGAAGAGTTCCGTACCAAGGCACTCAAGGCAGTTGATATTTACTTAAAAAAACCTGAAGATGAGCGCAAACCCTGCATGTTTGTCTTAGACTCTCTAGGAATGCTTTCAACGGAAAAGGAAATTAATGATGCTCTGAATGATAAGCAGGTTCGTGACATGACGAAATCTCAACTTATCAAAGGTGCTTTCAGGATGTTGACATTGAAGTTGGGGCAGGCTAATATTCCTATGATTGTTACCAACCACACCTACGATGTCATTGGTGCTTACGTTCCTACTAAAGAGATGGGCGGTGGTTCTGGTCTTAAGTATGCTGCCAGTACCATCATTTATCTCAGCAAGAAAAAAGAAAAAGACGGAACAGAAATTGTCGGAAATCTTATTAAGGCAAAGACTGCTAAGTCGCGTTTAAGCAAGGAGAACAAGGATGTTACGGTGCGTCTTTATTACGATGAGCGTGGTCTTGATCGATATTATGGTCTTCTTGAACTTGGTGAGATTGGCGGACTTTGGAAAAACGTTGCTGGTAGATATGAAATAGATGGTAAAAAAATCTATGCAAAACAAATCTTGAAAGATCCAGAAACATATTTCACTGAAGAAGTGATGTTAAAACTTGATGAGATTGCAAAAAACGAATTCTCTTATGGAACGAATTGAGACTACTATTCTCAAAAATTTAATACACAATGAGGAATATTCTCGTAAAGTTATTCCATTTATTGAACCATCATATTTTGAACAACGATCTGAAAAAGTGATCTTTGAGGAGATTACTCAGTTCATTGTTAAGTATGGATCTGCAATTACAACCGAAGCATTAAATATTGAGGTTGAGAATAGAACAGATCTAAACGAGACTGAAATTAAAGAGACTAGAGATGTTTGTAATTCTTTCAATGACTCTCCTGTAGATCATCAATGGCTGCTAGATACTACTGAGAAGTGGTGCCGTGATCGTGCGATTTATCTTGCTTTGATGGAATCTATCAGCATTGCTGATGGGCAAGATGATAAAAAGAATCGGGATGCAATTCCAAGCATTCTTTCAGATGCTCTGGCAGTATCTTTTGACAACCATATTGGTCATGACTATCTAAATGATTATGAAGCAAGATACGATTCTTACCACAGGAAAGAAGACCGTATTCCTTTTGATCTTGAGTATTTCAACAAGATTACGAAAGGTGGTCTTCCTAACAAGACTCTTAATGTCGCTCTTGCTGGGACAGGTGTCGGTAAGTCTTTGTTCATGTGCCATATGGCTAGCTCCGTTTTGCTTAGTGGACGTAACGTGCTATACATTACAATGGAGATGGCAGAAGAGAAAATTGCTGAGCGTATTGATGCAAACTTGCTCAACGTACCCATTCAAGATCTTACTGATCTTCCCAGGTCTTCGTTTGAAAACAAAGTAACTAAGTTAGCAGCAAAGACTCAAGGAACTCTTATAATTAAAGAGTATCCGACTGCTAGCGCACACAGTGGACACTTTAAGGCACTTCTTAATGAACTTGCACTTAAGAAGTCATTTAGACCTGATATTATTTTCATTGATTACCTTAATATATGTGCTTCCTCCCGCTATAGGCAGAACGGCTCTATCAATTCATATAGCTATATTAAATCTATTGCAGAGGAGCTTAGAGGGTTGGCTGTCGAAGCCGAGGTCCCTATCGTATCTGCCACCCAGACCACTCGTTCTGGTTATGGTAGCAGTGACGTTGACCTTACTGACACTTCTGAGTCCTTTGGTCTCCCTGCTACTGCTGATCTTATGTTTGCCCTTATTAGCACTGAGGAACTTGAACAACTTGGTCAGATAATGGTCAAACAGTTGAAGAATCGATACAATGATCTTTCTATGAATAAGAGATTCATCGTTGGTATTGATCGTGCGAAGATGCGTCTTTATGATTGTGAACAAACAGCACAAAATGATATACTTGACTCTGGTCAGGAAGAAGAGTATAATAACGAAGATAAACCCAAAAAATCTTTTGAGGGATTCAAGTTTTGATTTACTTTACAGTATATGATAGTGAAGGAAATAAGATTGCTGATTGTGGAAATGAAATAGATGCCAAACGATTGGCGGAGTATCGTAAAGGTACTTATAAGTCCAATCGTATGGAATGGAAAGAAACAGTTACTATCGAACCTTTAGAACCTCTAAGGATTCCTTCTATCAAAATCGGGGGTCAAGAAATCCCTCTACAACAAAAATTACCAGACACACAACAAGAGCCTTTAGAACTATGAGTAAAATTGATTTTGAAAAATATCAAGTATTTGTTGATGCGGTTACTAGCGATGCCTCTACTGATTTTGTCGCACTTTCCGACCGCCTTGTTACCCTTGATGAGAAGGGTGCCAATATTGAGCGACTACTTACTGCGGGTGTTGGTATTAATGCTGAAGGTGGGGAGTTCCTTGAAATCATCAAGAAGATGGTTTTTCAAGGAAAACCTTGGAACGACGATAACCGTGAGCATCTTATTATTGAACTCGGTGATCTTATGTGGTATGTTGCTCAAGCCTGCATGGCACTCGGTGTTTCCTTCGACGATGTGATTGCCACCAACGTCAAGAAACTTGAGAAGCGTTACCCTGGTGGTGCTTTTGATGTATACTATTCTGAAAATCGTGCGGAGGGAGACCTGTGAGTGAAGAAAAGAAAGTAACGCTAGAATTGTCTGTTTATCAGGCAGCAGTAGTTCGGCAATCACTCTTTACTGATACTAAAGGATATACTTATGATCCTAAGTGTATTTCGGAAAGAGTTTCTCAGATTCGTGAAGCAATCGTTCAAATTGATAACCAACTTGAGGAAATTTTAAGTGAAGAAACTGATTCGTAAGTATTTTAAACTTGCAGCAAAAATACCAGAGAGGCACTACTGGCCTCTCTTT